TCATAACCTAATTTCTTAATATCTTCATAGAGTTCAGCTGGAGTACACATAAGTCCGCTCTCTATGACCATTCTATGGTATGTAGCTAGTTGTAATAACTCTGCTGTTATATTAACAGCTCTTCTAAGTTTAGGATCAGTATCTAATTTAGATCTTACAGTAGTTCTAGATAGTGATACTTCTGGATATATATCTAAAGCATAGCTTCTATCAGAACCAGTTATACCGAATCCAGGTGTGCCTGATTTATTCTGTCTTAAGAAATGAAATTCAGTTAGTGATGGTAGTACACCTTCCGATTGTGAAATAAGTACTTCTATATTACCACCAGATGGACCTGATTTAGATCTTAGTGTAGTTAATGTAACTTTATTAAGATCTGCTTTAGTAATATCATTAGGGTCTTTAGGATACTCTGGACCTTTAGTACCTTGGTTATAGAAGAGACTACCAGTATGTGCTTGATAAGCTATATTAGTAAGAAAACTAAACTTACTACCTACTGATTTAATACTATCACCTGTCTTAAGGAACTGTAACTTCTTAGAAGGTTCTTCCCAAGGTTGCATGCCCATATTAACCTTATCTCCAGTATGGGCTGTTAGTGTAATATAGGTACTAGACGCAGGACATCTACCTGGTAATTGACTTAAGAACTTAGTTTTAAAGTTACCTTGTTTCATAGCGTAGGTATTAGTATCTTTAGAATCAAGATCTCCAGATAGCATTTCAGCTACAGAAGCTGCTTCAAACTCTGTAAAACTATCTATCTCTACAAATGTAGGTCTAGGTATAGACATAGGCTTATGTGTATAAGGATCTAATATACACTCTATAGTAACATAGTCTTTCTTATCTTTTTGTTTCTCTTCCATATACTCGAATAGTTTATCTCCCCATTCATTAGCAGGTAGAGAAGATTTATCCATAATGGTCCATATAGGATCATTACCTTGTATAGTACCTTCTCCTAGAGAAGGAAATTGAGCTGCAAAGTGCTCTAATCTATCGAAGCTTATATTAACTTCAGTATCATAAGTTAATATATAAGTTTTAGTAGCTTCTGCTATCTTACTAGCAGCTGATAGAGTCATATAGTGTATAAGAGTGCTTTTAAAGTTATTACCAGCACCTACTACACCAACTACTTGTCCTAATCCACCGTTATAGAGTGTCTCACCTTTAGCTCCTGTTATGATAGAAGCTGTTGGTATATCCATTAGACAACCTACTGGTATATATATTTTTGGTTTAGCTCTATTATCCATAGCAAAATTAAACATTCCAGCCATAATTATTTTATTAAACTCCTTTAGCATATCAAATTTTATATTCAATGTTTATTAAGTTTTTATAAAAAGTATCCTACCTAAAGCTTAGATACCTGATTTTCAACATACATTAGATAAGGAACCTCTGATGAAAAATATTTATAAAACATATAAAATATCTAAAGAGTTAACCCCTGATATGAAATATGCTATAGAGCAACTAACAGCTAATCAAGAAGGTTTTGGTAGCTTTCTAGTAGATGCTTCTAACTTCTTTAAGAAGAAAATAGATGCTATCAGAGGTGTGTTTGGTCTTAATAGTAAAAATGATACTAAAGAGATCTCTAAAGAGTCTAGTAAACTATATAAAGATTTACAAAGCTATGATAAGCTAGTAAAATCTATAGGTAGTAAACAAGATAAATATGATGCTGTATCTAGTATTATAGTACCTTGGATACCTGGTGTTAAATCTGATCTATATACATTAGTTACTGGATTAAAATCAAATGTATCTGGTATATACGATAATGGTTTACCATACCTAGAAGAAGCAGATACATTCTTAGCTAAACTATTAGGAGATGAAGAGTATGCTACTTCTGTAATACCTAATAAAGAACTACTAGGTAAACTAAGTAGTTATAAAGATAGTACTACTAAATATCTTACAGATGTTATAGATGGTAGAACACTTATGGATAACAGAGAGCTTAAAGATGTAATACCTAACTTTAGCTCTGTAGAAGTTATACATAATAGTTTTAAAGATATGATCGTAGCTAAAGAACTAGAGAATGTACAACAAGTGTTTAATAAAGCAGAATCATTAGCGGCTAGAGCTAAAGAACTCTATAATAGAGTACAGTCTAAAGACTTTACTATAAGCACTGTAAGAGCTAAAGAGATGGGTCCACTATTACAAGACTCAGCTGCTATAGTAACTAATATAGGAGCTATAGTAAGATTACTAGATGCTGGTGTTACAGTACATAAAGCAATACTACAGAAACTAGATAAGTTAATATAAAAAAATAAAGATATGCTATAGAGAGATACCGTATAGGTATCTCTCTATAGTTATTATTTAAGTACCTCTACTAGTGGTGGTACTTTAGTGTTTAAACGACCAGCTAAACTAGTTATAACTTCTTCTAGGCCGTTTAAATTTAGTAACCTATTGCAAATATAAGCGTCTACTTTAACGCCATATTTTACATAAGTTCTATTCTCGAAGCCGCAATCAGTCCTATACTGAGTATCTTCGATTTTAAGTCTTAAGACGTTATCTAAAATACCATATGAGGCATATAGACGCGCGCCACATGGCTCTAGACGTTTATTAGCTTCTTCAGCATGGTATTGCAAGTTTTCAACCGCTGACCAACTCTCTAGTATATCAGAAAGCTTATTAAAGTCATGTTTCTTTGTGTCTACTAGGAACTCAGTCTCTACAAATGCATTTGTATATGTAAACACAAAATCACCTACTACGTTTAATCTGTATCTGATAAATGGCCTGCCTGATATCCTATTTCCTTTTATAGTAGCCATATCATCGGTATGGAAATAACCTCTTAAATACGGTACTACATCAGTTTCTAGGTTTATTCTATCCCACACACCACGTATAGCGTCTCTTTTCTCTTGCTCTTTTACTCTAGCTTCGATCAAACTGTCCCATCCTGGTAAGTAACTTTCTTTATTACCTACCAATATCTCGAATACTTCTTCCTCTTCTTCGATCTCGCTAAGATCTTCTTTAGGGCTTGTTGTAATACTATCGACTAGTACGCAATAAGAATATTCATTGCAGTTTATTTTAGCAATCATATCCTTTTCGCCTAAATTCTTTTGTAACTCAATGGCTTCTAGCGCCATTGAGTTAGTAATAGAAAAACTCATTATGTCTCCACCATTTACTCTGTATCCATTTAGGAAAAACTCTGTACTTTGCATTTTATGCTCCTTACGTTAATTTATTTTAGCATTTATATATAAGCAGTAAGCTTTAAAGCTTACTGCAACTCTGACTATAAATAGTTTAGTTCTTTATCTAATGAATGTATTTTAGGTACTACATTCGATAGATAAATTTTAGCTTGATAAGTTCTAGTGTCTAAGTTTGCGATCTCGGACTGAACTTTATTAAGCACCTGAGCAGTAGCTAGTTGATTTCTAGTCACTGCTTTATTTTTAACCTTGTTAACTAATAGTATAACATTATCTTTATTATACATGTAGCTCCTTTGGTTTAATATAGAAGTAAGATTAGGAAATACTCCTAATCTTACTTCTATATATATAATATATAACTGTTTTTTTCGTCACTTTGATACTTATGCTTTGCATAAGTCCAAAGCTCCTTACAAGCAGTCACTTTGACACCTAATATAATCCAGGTGTCAAAGTGATATTACTAGATCTAATAACTTATACCTACTTGCTGTTATTAGTATCTATATTAACTTTAGTAGCTGTATTTTCATCAACATCAGTAGGTCTATCATCCTTACTAACATTATTTAGTACACCTTCTATATATTTACTATAATCTTTTAAACTAGGCTTGTTATCTATAAGTTTCTTTATCTCTGCCATTTCATTCTCTAGTTCTTTAGTAGATTTATTTAGTTTACATACATTATCGTAGTACCCTGCTATGCATACTATACTTAGTGCTATTACCCATATCCCACCTATAAATAACGAGCATTTAATCAATGCTGAAACAGCTCTATCGAAACTAATAGTAGAATTTATACCATCCCAGCATACTACTATACTGATCATAGTTAAAATAGATGCTATTATAAATACCATAATAGCTATCAACTTGTATACGTTCATGTTAAAGACTTGAAATTGCATCTTCTAACTCCTTATTAAAAATTTCTTTTTCTTCTTTATTTAACTCTAACTCATCTTCCATAAGCTTTACTATATTATCTTTAGTTATAGCAAAAGCTTTATTCTCTACAGTCTCTAGTATATCTATCTTCTTAATAACTTCGGTATTAGTTTTAAACTTAAATACTAAGTTAGGGTATATATCTACTATAGACTTTAGATTCTTAAGTAACTCTGTATCATTCCTTAACTCTACTCTTATATTAGAACCGTTAGGTAACCTAGCTACTTTCTTCTTAAGATCTTTAAGTATCTCTGTTTCAGTTTCATTACTATAGCTATATGTTAGAAACGGTAATGCTTTACTATTCTCTAAGAATTTAAAGCTATCATTACCATCTTTACCTAAATGGAATAATATAGCGCCTTTCTTCTCTTCTTCACCATGTGCTAACCTATCGAAACTACCTGGAGCTATTATACGTTCATATACAGACGATGTATGTATATGTCCTATAGCTATATAGTGCTTTACTATATCTAAGTAATTTGATTCTTTATGTACAAAATCCATATCTTTAAGTATAGGCATCTGATAGCTAAAACAACCATGCATAATAGCTATATCTACTTCTGCTAGTTTATTCTCTTTAAGTAACTTACCTACTTCTAAATAGGTATCAGAAGCTTTATGTCTAAACTCATCTGGTACATATAGTATATTTATATCTAAATCTACCATATGCTCTATATATAAAGTATTAATATATTTATAATCAGCATCTGGAGCTAGTTTACTAGCTACATCTGTAAAACTAGCTACCTGATCATTATCATGGCTAGGAGTACCATATAGTATCCTTAGTTTAATACCATTATCTCTACACCATAATAAAGTATTAGATAGCCATGTCATAATGTGTCTATACTCTATAGATCTACTAGATAGTAGTCTATCGAATATATCACCTGCTATAAATAGTATATCTAGTTTTACTAGCTCTTTATGGTAGGTTATAAAGAATCTTTCTAAGTTAAATATAATATTATCAGTATGGTTTCTAGGATGTCCTAAGTGTATATCTGTTAATACTAAATAGTTTATATCTTTTTTCATTCTGTAGTACTTCTATTTAAATCTACATAGAGTCTTTCATACTCTTCGTTATGAACTTTATCTCTAATATCAATTTCATCTCGCATAGACTTATGCCACTTATCGTAATTCTCAGCTACCATATTAATAGCATCATATGCTTTATGTTCTAATAGGTAATGCATATAGAAAGCACCTGCTTTAGGTTTAGGCATAACTTGTACTATCTTAGTACCTTTATAGTTATTACTATAAATGTGCTCTTGTAAACCAGGTATCCACTCTACTAGTATTACTTCAGCGTTAGATACTAATAAGTTAAGATCTATAGCTTTATAGTATTGCTCTTGATACCCACGTATAATGTATTCATTATCTTCTTTATCTCTTATATAGAGTTCTGGAAAGTCTCTAGGTGTAAATGCATCTATAGTAAGATCTTCTTTATTATAAGAAGCTCTTATAGTATTCTTAAGATCTTCTGTTATAAGTCCAGGGTAGCATATATAGATTATCTTATTCCAACCTTTAAACCTTTTAGTAAACTTATTTACTCTCTCTAAGTCTTCTTTTACCAACATACGTAAAATCCTTTTAAATTAAATTTTAAATCAGTCTATAGAGCTACTCTATAATAAAACAGACTCTAAGTTGAACTGATGATTAAATATAAGGATTATAGATATGATATTAAGATTATCAGATTGGAATAAGTATCCCAAAGCCATAGTGGATACTAAAACTACTAATAAAAGTTTTATACGTGTAGCTCAGATTTATAAAGCTATGGGAGTAGAGAATCATGCTTTTCTATTAGCTTTACATAACCCAGATTTACAAGGTATAGATCCATTCGATCCTAACCTTACTACAGATCAAAGGTATGCTATAGTTACTGAAGTATCTGAAAACCCATGGTATTTCTTTAGAGAGATTATAAGGATACCAACTTCTGGTACACTAGCAGGTATATCGTTTATAGCTAATAGAGCTAACATAGCTTACTTATGGTGCTGTTTTAACCACTTGACTACTATGATTATCATGCCTAGACAAACTGGTAAATCTGTTGTTGCAGATAGTTGTAATACCTATATGCTTATAGCAGGTGGTACTAACATTAAGATGGTATTGTTTACTAAAGATAACGGTCTACGTGTATCGAATATAGAGAGACTTAAATCTATATTCGATCTACTACCATGGTATATTAATACTAGAGATAAATCAGATAGTAACAATACAGAGAATATTACTATAAATTCTCTTAAGAATAGATTGGATACTGTAGTTGGACAGAATACATTAGCAGGAGCTATGAAGGTAGGTCGTGGTCTTACAGTTGCTATACTTCAGGTAGATGAGTTAGCTTTTATACCACATGTAAAAGAATCTCTAGAGACAGCTCTAGCTGCTACTGGTGCTGCTAGAGAGAATGCTAAGAACTCTGGTTCGCACTATTATAATACCTACACTACTACACCAGGTTATATTAATACCGAAGAAGGAGCCTATGCTAAGTGGATCTACGATGGTTGCGCTAGATGGACTGAAAAGTTCTTAGATTTACCTAATCAAGATGAACTTAACGATACTATACGTAAAAATACTAGACGTGGTAACTTATCAGTACTTATAGAGTATAACCATAGACAACTAGGTAAAACAGATGAATGGTTAAAAGAGAGAATATTAGAAGCTAATGCTACTGGAGATAGAGCTGAAGCTGACTTTCTTAATAAATGGTCACAAGGTTCAGCAGCTTCTCCTATTTCTAAAGAGAACCTAATAAGGTTAAGAGATTCTCTTATGTCTAAGAAGTATGTAGACATTTCTACAGAAGGTTACGTTATGAACTGGTATGTAGAAGAAGATGAAGTAATCAATGGTCTACCTGGTAGACAAGTAGTACTAGGTATGGATAGTTCTGAAATGATAGGTAATGACTATACTGCTTTATGTGGTAGAGATGTATCTACTGGAGAAGTACTCTGTACCGCTATCATTAACGAAACTAACGTACTTACGTTATCTAACTTTATAGCTAACTTACTTATAAAGTATCCTAATATGACTTTTATTCCAGAAGCTAAATCTACTGGAGTAGCTATAATAGATACGGTAGCCCAGATCTTTATTAGTAAAGGATATAATCCATTTACTAGGATATTTAACTATATAGCAGATGAAAGAGATACTAATAAAGAGTATGCTAAACTATGGGATAATATAAGTAGAGGATTTGGTCTATCTGATATTTATAATAAGTATAGAAGAGAATTTGGATATAGGACATCTGGTGTAGGTAAGAACTCTAGAGATAACCTATATGGCACTGTATTTAATAGCTCTATTAAGTATACAGCACACCTAGTAAGGGATAATGAGCTTATAACAGAGCTAGAGTCTCTTGTTATAAAGAATGGCCGTATAGACCACCCAAATGGTGGACATGACGATTTAGTGGTGTCTGCGCTTTTGCCATATTACCTACTAACACAAGGTAAAAACCTAGAGTCTTATGGTATAGATACATCTAAAGTATTATCATCTGTTAAGATAGCTATAAGCGATGAAAATGGTGGTCCAGTAGAAGAATATAAACGTATTAAACAACAACGTATTAAAGATGCATTAGAAGTATACTTAGACCGTATGAAGAAATGCGAAGATCCATATATAAAACAACAATTAGCTACTAAAGCTAAATCTCTATACGATACTCTAGATGAAGAGTCTATAGTAGCTTTCAACTTACAAGATCTATTAAGTAAAGTTAATGATGAAGCTAGAATAAAACGTATAGGTAATATAAAGAAATATGCATTCTAAAGAATATATTAAATAGAGTAAGAGTACTGTATGTACTCTTACTCTATATCTTTTTTAGTTATAATATTCATACGCTATTATACCAGCTACTATAATAACAAATAAAGCTATACAAGCTAAAGGTAATAGCTTAGATTTCTTCTTAGGTTCTTCTTTAGCTTCTACTTTATTCTCTACTGCTACTTTAGTTTCTGGTTGTACTGGTTGAGCTTTCTCAGGATCACTTACTAGCTCTTTAATTGGTTCTTCTTCTAGTTTACCAGGTACCACTGGAACAGATTGTTCTTCTTCTATACCAAAGTGTGCTAATACAGTTTCCCAACCAGGTATGTTCTTTTCAGACTTACTATGGTAAGCAACTACTCTTGGATCCCTATAAAGCTCTTGTACATCATCTAGTACTTCAGCTTCATTCTCTACATCGTCGTTATTTACTCTATAGCATACTAAACCAGTAAAGTCTATATAGAACTCATCTTTATTAGACTTATAGTATACTTCAGTATCTACTATAGTAGAAGTAATAACTTCTCCATACTCTTTCGACTCTACTATCTTAACTTTAAAGCTTATAACTTCTTTATCTACAGTTATAGGTTTTAATATTATGTTATATAGTAATGTCTTCTCGTTATAGTCTTTAGGGTATTGCTCTTTAACGAATATAATATTAGATAGTTTATTATTTAATACTGGTTGGTCTAATAATAAGCTACCATCTTCGTTAAATCTTAACCCTACTAACTTAGATAGTGGTAATACTACATTCTCAGCTTTTATAGCTTCGTCTAGTTTAGCACCATCTTGTAGAATTTCATATTGTAACATAATTCTCCTTATGTTTAGATGTATTTCCTAGCTAGAAAATCAAGAATTTTTATAAATAGAGCTAGCTATTACTAGATAAACAAAGAAAGGAGTAATAAGTGGAATATGAAGTAACTAAAGAGCTTAATAAACTACCTACTGATAGAGGTGCTATAGTAGGTAGAGAGTGTAAGTTTGTATCTTATGTTCCTGAAGATGATCGTATAGATAGAAAAGACATGCACTATGTAAAAGAGGTAGTAACGTTTGAAGATGGTTCTTCAGTACGTAACTTAAGACCTATGCCTAACTATAAACGTTCATTTTGGGTTACTAAAGAGTTTAATAAAAATCATAAACAGAAGAAAGAGACTGAAGATATAAGTAAACTAAATAGGTATACTTGTACTCAATCAGAGCTACCTAGAGTAGCAGCTTCTAAGTTAGGTTCTAAGTATGTAGGTTGTAAGGCTATGAGAGATATAGCTAATGATCCATATCTATATGGTACTGATATAAGAGCTGCTGATGAGATAATGTATAAGTATACTAAGAAGTATCCTAACTACAGTTCTCCTAATATAGTATGTGCATTAGATATTGAGACTAATACTCTTACAGATGAAATTATACTTATATCAGTCTGTATGGAAGATAGAATATTTACTACTATATTAGAATCATTTCTACCACATCAGGTAGATGTAACTAAGATATTAGAAGATATGGCTAGAAAGAACTTTCCAGATAGAGAAGTAGCTAAGACTATCAAGTTAGAATATAAGATATGTAAAACAGAGCTTGATGTAATAAGAGATGCTATTAATAAAGTACATGAGTGGCAACCAGACTTTCTAGCTATATGGAATATAAGTTTCGATATACCTTATATAGTAGATAGACTTAAACAGTATAATGTAGATCCAGCTGAAATCTTTTCAGATCCTAGACTACCTGATAACTATAAGTATTTTAAATGGAAATCTGGTACAACACAGAAAGTAACTGCTTCTGGTAAAGTTAAACCTATGGCTCCACAAGAGCAATGGCATACAGTAGAAGTACCAGCTACATTCTTTCTTATAGATGCTATGTCAGCTTATAACTTTGTAAGATCAGGTCAAGCTCTTAATCCTGGTGGTTATTCTCTTAATGCTATCATAGAGACTAACTTAGGTAGTAAGTTTAAGAAACTACATTTTGACGATCCTAACACTAAGAACCTAACTAACTTAGAGTGGCACCAGTATATGGTAGCTAATAAACCGTTTGAATATGTTATATATAACCAGTGGGACACACTAGCTATGATAACACTGGATAATGAAATACAGGATCTAAAGATTAAGATAAGAGCACTATCTGGTATAGCAGATTATAGTATATTTAATAGTGGTCCTAAGAAGATCATTACGAATATGTTTTTCTTTAACTTAGAGCGTGGTAGAGTTATGTCATGTAGACCTGCTATAACTAAGGATGATGATGAAGATGATGAGTCAGCTGTGCAAAGCTTAGCCAATTGGATATTAGATTACAATTACTGTCCAATAGAAACTTCTTTAATTGCTGGAAACCCTTATAGTAAGGGCAATCAGCAGCCAAGTCTATATTCTATATATAGAAAGGTTCAGAGACTAGTAAGACTATAGTCAGAATACTATAGCGTACCTTAAATAGGGAAATGGGAAGATATTATACTAGTATAATATAAGATATAGTCCGACACTTATAGTAATATAAGATAACAGTAGTAGAGTAATGCTAGAAATAGACCAGATCTATCCATCTAAAATAAATCATATAGCAGATTTTTACGAAAATGATCATGACCAGATGATTAAAGAATATGTTTTTGATGCAGATTAACTAACGTGCTATCGAGTCTGCCTACTAAGTGATTAGTAGTAAAATACTCTTCTAATTGCTGGAAACTCCTAAAGACTTAAGTACTCTTAGTAGTGACAATCTTAAGTATGTAACAATGGACAATCAGCAGCGAAGCCTAACGTAAGTTAGGAACGTTCAACGACTAGTAAGACCAGTGCTAGAACGTATTGGCATACCTCGTAAGAGGAAAACGGAGAGATTCTATATGTGTATAGAATAAGATATAGTCTGAAGTTTATCGAAAGAAAAAACAAGTAGAATGCGTCAGTGAGCGCGTACCCTTCATGCAATTTAGCAGCCAATGTATCAAGGGATACGTCCGTGCGTGAGCTCTTAGATGTAGAAGGTTTAGACTTTGAAACAGAAGTCAAACTAGAGAACATCAACCTCCTTATAAATAAAACTAACTCTGTACAGTACATGTCTAAAATGTGTAATTTTCCTACGTTAGAGCAGCTAGATGGACTTATAAAATAAAAAAGGTTACTATAGAGTAGTAGTACTGTGTAAACAGTACTACTACTCTTATTATATCATTCAGCTACTATCTTATAAGGAAACATAGCATCTGATAGACTACTACTAGTTCCTATCGTAGGTAACTCTAAGCTATATATGTTACCTAGTTTCTTAAAGTAGTTACTTAAGTTGTTATGGTTTAGTACTAATATACCAGCTACCTTTTCATATTTATTAGCCTTAATGTAATCGTTGTACTCTTCTATACTTACTACACCTACTATACCATCTTTAGTATCTATATAGCATAACTCTTTACTACTATCTAAGTTAGCTATCTTGATAAGCTTACTATTACTAGTAGTAACTTTTATTATAGTATCTTGTATATCTAAGCTATTACCTATTAGCTCATATTCACTATCTCTATTATCTACTATAGAGTTAAGTATAGGTTCTGTTATCTTAGTTATAAAATAACTATTACTACTACCTATAAACTTATATACTATATCATCTTGTATCTTATCTATAAATATTACTTGTTCAAAGTTCATATCTATATACCTCCTTATATCTAAAAATATAAATATACTATATGCTATAGAAGTAGTCTCTATATAGAGCTACTCCTATAGCGTACTATTAGTTATAACTTATCAATAGTTCACAGCCTGCTACCATTAGTGCTAAAGTACCTACTATAGCAAATAGTATAGCTAGTGTATCTACTGTTTTATCTAGCATCTTAACCATTTTCATTTACCTCCCTATAAGTTATATCTTAGTAACTCTAGTACCTAATCCTACTAGAGCTAATAAACCGCCTACTACTAACCAACCTGATAACTCTAATAGAGTTATTCTCTTCTTATTCTCTTTCATTACTTATATACCTTTCTACCATATTACAGTATCTTTAAACATCATAATAGTAGCTAATGCACATGCTACAAAAGTAACAGTTACTGTAGTTACTATATCTTTTGCTGTTAACTCATGTTCATCGTAGCTATTCTCGTTCATATCTGCATAATTAGCTATTATATTACGTAAACTTTTCATAACACAATTCCTTAATATAACATATTTACAATATAGGCTTATAGAGAGCATTTATAGCCTCTCTAAGCAACGATCTATCTCTAATAGGATAGATTATACCAACCATACTTAGATCTCTCTTCTAAAGCTCTCTAAATGAATTTTAATAAGCTTTAAATCCACTAAGGCTTAGTATATGCTGTAAGCCTTCTGATTTACTAAGATTCATAAGTATCTTATCTCTAGTAGTCCTATAGCTCCATTTCTTCTCTAGAGCTATATTATACAACTCTCTCTTATACTTAGTATCTACACCTCTAACCATATGATCATCTCCCATTATAAAGTAGACTATATCGTTCATAGGTAATATACTAAGATCTAAACTACCTAGTGCATGATATTTAGTATACCATAAATGGTTATCTTTAAGTACACCTGTATGTGACTCTAATAGAGTCATATAGTTACTTTGTAATAGATCTATAGGTAAGTGTGTAGTAATAAGACTATTATAAGTTATAGTCTTATCTAACCTATAACCTTTAGTCTTAACTACTTCTGTATAGTCTATAGACTCTAAGTAAGGTTTAAATAGCTTAATAGCGGTTATAGTATTTTGTATATACTTAATGTTAATATCTTTACCTTTATTAAAGTTCTTAATAAGGTAATCATATTCTGGCACTATTAACTTAAAGTAGTTATCTTTAAGGTTAGTAGTAGCTAATAAACCTTTAAGTATATAGATCTCTTGTTTAAGTACATTAGATATAAGTTCTGCTACTAGCTTAGGTTCTGTACTAGCTATAGCAGTTCTATCTTGTAAAGAACTAATGATATTACGTATAAGAGTATAACCATTAATAAGATAATAGTTATACTTATTAAGATCTACTCTAGGTGGTATAGGTCTTTCACTATCGTATCTATCTGTAGTAGGATCAAATAGTGATTCTAATAGTAAACCAGTACCTATAGATATACCAAATGAAGTAGTAGTTCTATCTTGTAATAGAGTAGTAAACTCTTTTCTATTCATGGTTACTCCTTTCTATGCTCTTATTAAATATAGTAAAAATAGTAAATATACTAGTACTAGATTTCATTCTAGTACTAGTATACTGTTACTTTATGAAGTAATTTAGTATTATTATTTTATTTATGGACAAATGACTGATAATAATAATAATAATAATGGGACGCTTC